CATGTCGCCTCGAATTCCCTGGTATGCAGAGAGCTTGGCTTGACAGTCTCACCAAGCTTGGACAAGCTGAGGAAAGCAACTATTAGCTGGGTTATGTCCCCACTAAAGTCAAGCTCTCAAAAATATTTGGACAAAAAATTTTGGCTGGATCAGAGCGACTCTTTAATGTATAGAGGTAAAGCCGAAGGCTTAATTGCTACACAGAACGCTCGGATGCCTGCCTTCTTTGAACATGCAAACCCCAATCTTCCCAAGTACGCTTGATCTGGAGATGCTTGTCAAAGAACTTGACGAACAGTTTCCAGACAGGATGCCTGAGCTGTCACTATCTGAAAAGGAAATAGCTTATCGGATAGGACAGATCAGCGTTGTACGATACCTAAAAAGTAAACTTACCGAGGAATAAATTATGTGCGGCGGCGGCCCTTCAATGCCTCCACCACCTCCACCTCCTCCTCCACCACCTCCACCACCTCCACCCCAGGTTGCACAACCTGATCCGGTACAGCTACCCACATCAGGAGAACTAGATGTCTCCGAACAGGGTCAAGGTGCAAAGGTAAAAGAAACTGCTAGCCGTAGAGCTGAGCGGAAACAAAAGAGAAGGAAAGGAACTAGTACCCTAGCTAAAGATGCACCTGGACAACAGGCAGCAACAGCTAGCAACCTGAACACAGGTACAGGAACAGGTGCTACAACAGGTGGTGCAGGATCTGCATTAAATATTACTAAGAAATAATGAACTCAGCACGGCAACGATATAGTAAGTTGACTAGTGGCCGTACAGCATTTCTTGACGTAGCACTTGACTGTGCTAAGCTAACTCTACCTACACTCATGCTGAATGAGGAACAGAAGGCAGAGTACACGAAGTTTAAAACTCCGTGGCAATCAGTCGGTGCTAAAGGTGTAGTAACTCTAGCCTCTAAACTTATGCTAGGGTTACTACCACCTTCTACATCCTTTTTTAAACTCCAATTAGATGACTCTAAGTTAGGAGTAGAGCTTCCAGCAGAAGCTAAAAGTGATTTAGATCTAAGTTTTGCAAAGATGGAAAGACAGATCATGGAGAGCATTGCTGCTTCTACTGATCGTGTTCAAATCTTCACAGCTCTTAAGCATCTAGTTGTTACAGGTAATGCTCTTCTTTACATGGGTAAAGATGGTATGAAAATGTATCCACTTAATAGGTATGTAGTAGAGAGAGATGGTAACGGACAAGTCACAGAGATACTTACAAGAGAGCGGGTGAACCGCCAAATACTAGGCGCACAATATAAACTCCCTCCTAAGATCGGCGTCGTCGATGAAAGCACAGGGGGACACGACAAGGATGTAGATGTCTACACCTGTGTTAGGCTGACTAAAAAGGGTTGGTACTGGCATCAAGAGGCAGAAGATATGCCGCTTCCAGGTACCGAAGGTAAAGCTCCATTAGATAAAAGTCCTTGGCTACCATTACGTTTCGTCACTGTTGACGGTGAGGACTATGGACGTGGTAGAGTAGAGGAATTTATGGGAGACCTTAAGTCTCTTGAAGGTTTAATGCAAGCAGTCGTTGAAGGTTCAGCAGCTGCAGCTAAAGTAATCTTTACTGTATCTCCTAGCTCAACCACTAAACCAGCTGCACTTGCACAAGCTGGTAATGGTGCTATCATACAAGGTAGACCAGAAGATATTGGAGTAGTACAGGTTGGTAAACAAGCTGACATGCAAACTGCTTTCCAATTAATTAACGTACTAGAGAAGAGATTAGGAGAAGCATTCCTTGTCTTACAACCTAGACAAAGTGAAAGGACTACTGCACAAGAAGTCCAGATGACACAGATGGAACTAGAACAACAGCTTGGAGGTCTCTTCAGCTTACTAACTACTGAGTTCCTGCGTCCTTATCTGAGACGTAAGATGCATGTTCTTACACAGAATAAAGTTATACCTCCTATACCTAAAGGATTAGCTAAACCAGTTATTGTAGCTGGTATAAATGCTATAGGTAGAGGACAGGATAGAGAATCACTGATACAATTCTTCCAAACCATTGCACAGACAATGGGGCCAGAAGCTTTAGCTCAGTACATGAATCCTGATGAAGCTATCAAACGTTTAGCAGCAGCTCAGGGTATTGAATATCTCAATCTAATTAAGAGTGTAGACGATAGAAAGCAAGAAGCTGCACAACAGAAACAAGATATGCAACAAGCCGCACTACTACAACAAGCAGGTCAGTTCGCTAACTCACCTATGATGGATCCAGTTAAAAATCCACAAGCAGTTGAAGGTATGAATGCAGCAATGCAGACCATGGTTCCTCAACAAGAGGAGCAACCCGCACCCGTACCCGCATAACCTATGGCAGAAACTATTACATATGATCCTTCAAATGATCCCCAGGCAATCGCCGAAGCGGAAGCAAGAGATGGAGAGAACCTCGCAGTTGGCGAGGATATGCAGAAACAACAGTCAGAACTCCTGGCTGGTAAGTACAAAGATGCTGAAGAACTTGAGAAGGCATACATTGAACTTCAGAGAAAGATGGGTGAGGGCGAAAGTTCTGAGCCTCAATCAACAGACGAACCTTATGGAGCTGACCAGTATCTAGAAAGTGGTGCTGTTAATTATGAAACTGCCAAGAAAGATTACGGTGATGAACTAGCTGATATCTTTGAAGCTTCTGATATAGATCCATACGCTATGAACAAAACATTCATGGAGAAAGGAACTTTAGATGAAGTACAGTTCAAAGACCTAGAAGATGCTGGACTTCCTAGAGATGCAGTCGAAGCATATCTACGTGGAGTATACAGTGAGACATGGGGTAACCAAGCTGAAGTATTATCTGAAAGAGATGTAGCTGAGATGATGGACATGGCAGGTGGTAAAGCAAACTACAATGCTATGACTGAATGGGCTGCAGCTAACCTAGACCCTGAAGATATAAAAGCATTCGATGAAGTTACCAACACTGGTAACAAAGCAGCTGTACGCTTTGCAGTTAAAGCATTGATGGGACAGTATGAAGATGCTCAGGGTAGGACACCTGACTTAGTGACCGGTAAGAACGCCCGTCAAGGGGAAACCTATCGTAGTATGGCAGAGGTTGTACGTGATATGGAGAGTCCTCGTTACGAGAAAGATGAAGCTTATCGCTTTGATGTGATGAGAAAACTAGAACGATCTAACCTTAAAGTATAATGACTAAAACAGTAGAACAACAGAAAGCAGATGACCTAGCTGTAATCGTAAACTCAGGTGGGATCGACGGTCTCTCTGATGAACAGTTCAAAGCTCGCTATGGTCAGACTGTAGCTGAAGCTAAATCTCCCAAGAAGAAAGATGAGTAAGAAAGATGCTTACAAACAATGGGCTGACTCTGCTGCAAATGTAAAGCAGAACATTGATATCTATAGAAAGAATCAGAAGAAGAAAAACGCAGCCTTACAGAAACTTTTAGAAGAGTCATTCTAATGGCACCCCGCTATCGTTTCCTAAGTGGAAACAAAAAAAAGAAAAAGAAAAAACCCAAACCTAAAACAAAAAAAGTTCACTACAACTAATGAGTTCAGCCACCCTAACTAGATCACCTCAAGATCAATGGCAAGACTTTTGCCAGTGGGTGACAAGTACCGACAACCGCCTCTACGTGGGGTGGTTCGGTGTACTAATGATACCCGCACTACTAACAGCAGCAACATGTTTTATTATTGCCTTCATCGCTGCGCCCCCTGTGGACATTGATGGCATACGTGAACCAGTCGCAGGCTCTTTACTTTATGGAAACAACATTATATCTGGAGCTGTTGTCCCTAGCAGCAATGCTATTGGGATGCACTTCTACCCGATCTGGGAGGCAGCTACGTTGGATGAATGGCTCTACAACGGAGGCCCCTACCAACTTATCATCATGCACTTCCTTATTGGCATCGCAGCTTACATGGGACGCCAATGGGAACTTAGTTATAGACTTGGAATGCGACCATGGATAGCAGTAGCTTATTCCGCACCAGTCTCAGCAGCATTCGCTGTGTTCTTAGTGTACCCGTTTGGTCAGGGGAGTTTCTCTGATGGTATGCCTCTTGGTATTTCCGGTACTTTCAATTTTATGTTCGTCTTCCAAGCCGAGCATAATATCCTCATGCATCCATTCCATATGCTTGGTGTTATTGGGATGTTCGGGGGAGCTTTATTCGCTGCTATGCACGGAAGTCTCGTTACTTCCTCGCTCATTCGAGAGACTACTGAGAATGAGTCACAGAACTATGGCTATAAATTTGGTCAAGAGGAGGAGACGTATAACATCGTCGCTGCTCATGGCTACTTCGGGAGGTTAATTTTCCAATATGCTAGTTTTAATAATTCTCGGGCTTTGCACTTTTTCCTTGCTGTTTTCCCAGTCGTTTGCGTATGGTTTACCTCTATGGGAGTCTCAACCATGGCATTCAATCTTAACGGGTTTAACTTCAACCAGTCTATACTCGACTCTTCAGGAAAGGTGGTACCAACTTGGGCAGATGTGCTCAACCGTGCCAACCTAGGTATGGAAGTAATGCATGAAAGAAACGCACATAATTTCCCACTTGATTTAGCCTCAACTAATACAACTGAGGTAGCATTAATTGCACCTAAATTAACTTATGCCTAAGAAGAAACCTGTCAAACAAAAACCAAGCGTTAAGAACGCAAACAAAAAATACTAAACAATGTAGTGGCGACCCGAACTTTCGTCCTCGCCCAGTATACTTATTCTAACCCCTAATGTCTAACAACAAATTTGCAACTGAACCTCAGATAGAAGTACTCGATGTAGATTACATGGAGAATGCTGAACGTGTTAACGGACAGCTTGCTATGCTAGGATTCATTGCAGCAATCGGTTCCTATATTTTTACTGGAAATATTATACCTGGAGTATTCTAGGTAACATGGCGGCTCGATAGTCGAATCAGAAGAAGCCACCTCACACCACGTCCGTTCATTCTTCTCAGGAAGAACG